ATTAATGTCATGGTCAAAGTAAAAGAACTCAAAGATGATGCAGTACTAGACATAACTGTCAATAAGAATTATTATCTTATGGCTAAAGCTGCATCTTTGGCAATCATTCAATCCTTAAACATTGAAGAAAAAGGAGATGAATACTTTAAAGAAACTATTACTAAGAGCTATGAGGATTTAGATCCTATGCAAAGAGCTTTTTATACCATTGTTCTTTTGTTGTCTGAAATAGAAAAGACAGCAACAGAAAAGGACTTATACATTGAAAAAGAAATTCTTGAACCTGGAGATGAAGGTTACGTAGAACCTAAGATAAGTTAAGATTCCAATTCTCTCTTCCAAGTTGTACACATGCTTCTATAGCAAGTACTAATTCCATTTTACTACAGTCTGCAAAAGACTTACAGTATTCAGCACCATCTGCATCATAACATAGACCAGCTTGCTGCTTTATAATTTTTTTCATTTCATCAAATGTGTATCCTGATTCTTTTGCTAGTTCACGGATACAAGCATGTACTTTTGCAAGTTGTGCAATAGACCCATTATCAGAGGTAAGACCCATAAAGACCTCAACCTGCTGTCCCTCAGCTAGTTTATCAAGAAATATCTGATAGTTTAATTTTGATTTGTCATCAGGATAGACTAACTTACCATCCTGTTTGACCAGTTTTACGGTAAACATGTTGATTATTTTTTGTATATTATTAATAGATATGGAAAGAATCCCTGGAAATAAAAGTCACAGAAGTAAAGATACTGATATAGTCCTGGATTACCTAGAAAGATTTCCAGAAGCCCCCTCAAAAACTCTAGCTAAAAAAATCTATTCTGAAAATCCTGTTCTTAGTTCTTTTGAATCTGTCTATGGTAAAGTAAGATACTATAGAGGTCAATACGGCAAAGAACACAGAAAGCATTTGTATGATAGAAAATTTCAAAAAGAACTTAAAGTTGAAATAAACATGAAAGAAAAATTCCTACCAGAATCATATGCATCCAAACGTGGTACATTTGTATTCCCAACAGGTTGCAACTCCGTAGGAGTTATAGGTGAACTTCATATACCATATCAAGATAATGATGCTATAGAAGCAGCATTTGATGAGATGGAAAAACAAAAGATAGAGTCCCTGTTTATCAACGGTGACATGTTAGATTTCTACCAACTCTCTTTTCATGAGAAAGATCCAAGAATGGTTCACTTCAAACAGGAACTTGAGGCAGGTAGACAATTCTTAGATTACTGTAGATCTAGATTTCCTGGTATTCCTATTTACTTTATCCCAGGTAACCATGAAAATAGATTTGAGAGATATCTTAGAGTTAAGGCATCAGAACTATTGGACATGGATGAATTCAGACTAGATGTACTTCTACGTGTAGCTGAATATGGTGTACAGTATATTCCATTTAGATCTAAAGTTGTCTTTGGTGACTTCCTTATAGAGCATGGAGACAAAATCCCTGGTGCAGGTGGTGTTGTACCAGCACGTACTGCTCTAATGAGACTAAAGACAAACTGTCTTATAAATCACTTTCACAAAACAAGTTCTAGCTCACAAAGAGTATATGGTCCTGATGACTCTACAACTATCCGTGGTTACAGTCTTGGTTGTTTATGTGAACTCACTCCAGAATACCTTGAAATAAATGAATGGAATCATGGATTTGCTATTCTAAAAAGAAATGGTAATTTAGTGCAAGTAAACAATTACAAAATAGAAGGTAACCAAATAGTCTGATGTTTCTACCAATTGAATTTAGAGATGAGCAGGGTCCATACATTGAACACCTGAATGTTACTCACATAACAAGAATATCTTTTGTCAATCCTAGAAATCCAGATGCTGGTAGTAAAATACATCTCCGTACAGGGGAAGTATTAAAAACTACTATGACATTTGATATTTTATCTCAAGAAATTGATGATGCATGGGAATCTGCATCAACTCTAATTCTTTCCACAGTACTTTCTGAAAAGGCCAAACTTATGAAACAAAGTGACCTACAGAATGAAGGAATTGAAGAACTTGATCCTTTGTCTGAAGCTTAAATTGATCAGGCCAATCTAGATTATATACATACCAATCTTCATTTTCTACTCTATCATTGTCTACTGAGATCAAAGTAAGATTGTTAAATATGTCAAAAGTATAATAATAATAATCATATCCGTTTTGACTTTCTAAGTTATTGACTTCCACCTTATTAAAGCCTAAGTCTGTTAATTCATTTTCTGTCATTTGTTAATTCTTTTGCAATTGTCTTGGCAATATATGTAGAACATTTATATCTTGTTTTTACATACTTTGCTATAGTTTCTGGAAGCATGTCTTTAATGTTCTTATTACTATCTCTTATCTCTGCAATAATATGTTCTTTGATTAAATTAGCCATTTGCTGGGGACATTGTTTTCATAAATACTTCATGGTTAAGTATTTCATGTGGATAATCCTTGGCAATCTTTGTATATGCCTTATTCACTTTACTATACTCACCATGTTCTAAAATTCTTAGATCTCTAAAGCTCCTAATTGATAGAGTAACCATGTGCAGGTTTTCTTCATCTGAAGATTCTAACATTGCAATCATGTTTTTTATCTCAGTATCATTAATGTAGCCCATTCTCTTTAGCAGTTGTAACTCTGCCATATATACAAAAGGACGGAATGTCCCAACTTTACTACCCTTATAGTACATATACCACAGATAGTTTAAGTTTCTATCTACATTGTCTGTCAATTCATAATGTTCTTTTGCAATGTTTGCTGATAACTCTAGCATTTCATGTGTTATTTTCTGTTCCATTTCTTTATCAAAATATATAACGAATTGTGTTCCAAGGGATGATCCTGTCATGAAGTTCTCTAAATTGTTTAATATAGTCAAACTTCCTTCTGTGTTCATACCTAATGTTATTTCCTCCAAACTGGGAAATTTTCTGCTCCTGAATTTTAGGTGTGTATAAAAATTCTTCACCGGGTAATTTATTTGCTAGGTTATACCAATGCTTTTCTTCATTATGAGTTAAAAAGATTACCTCAGCTTTAACTCTTGTAAGGTCCCAACCATGACTTTTTGCCATAAAAGCAACACTTTTAAATAAAGCTTCATAATGTTTTAACCAATTGTCATGTACAATAACAGGACTAAAGTTTAAGTGAACATCATAACCAGCATTTAAAAACATTGGTATAGCCAAGAGTCTTTCATGAATAGTACTAGTATTAGGCTCAAGATGTTGATGTAACTCAAAAGGCATTAAACTAAACCTAATTCTAACTTTATGTTCAGGATTAAATGCAAGAAGTTCTTTATTTACATACTTAGTAGCAAATGAACCCATAGCAAGAGGATGATCTCTAAAGAACTTAAAGATTGTTTTCCAATCATGGTACTTAGCATGTAGAGCAAAATCCTCATTACAACTGATATCATATGTAATATAATCTCCAGTCTGATTTGGCTTCTCTACATCTGCAAAAAATGCATGGGAATTGATTTCTGTCAGGATATCCATAGTATTCTTAGCTACAGTTAATCCTTCCGGTTTATGTCTCTTCATATAACAGTAAGTACAGTTATACAAACAGCCATGACCAAAAGAAGGAGCAATGTAATCAGTGCTCCTCCCACTTGGTCTAATAATCATACTCTTTCTAGTGACTTTTTCTACAACTGACATAATCTCTTAATCCGCTGTACCTTCCTAACACATGTAGAAATTATCACTTTAGAAAGTTAATGTAAGATTGTGCAGCTCTTTTAGAATTGTATATAATTCTAAATCCTGCATGATTCTTAATAGTCTTCCAAAAGAACCATAAGAATCTTTTCTTTACTGCATACTTAGTTTCATAACCATCTTGTAATTCTACAATTTTGTAGTCTTTCTTATTTACACTCATACTATTCTAGATTTAAATTATAGTCTTCTAATATTCCTCTCAATTCTTTTCTAAGTCTATCAGCTAAATCTCTTTCTTGATCAGTAGCTTCTTTCTTGTCAACATAACCATATTTGGTTATCTCACGTAGTTTTTGGTCAAGATCCCATACAGCCGATTTCCATCTAGAACCATCTAATGCATCTCTTGCATCTTCTTTTTCTTCAATAGAGTCAAACTCAAGAATTATCTTTCCCATTTTCCATAATTTTAGTTGGCCAATAATAATCACACTTTTCTTGATCAGAATCATAAGGTACTTCTGCAAAATGTGATTGCATAAAACCTGGTACAGCTTTATATCTGTAACAAGTTTCTTTTAGTGGACATTCAACACCACTACACATTGTCATATCTGGCATAACTCAAAGTATAAAGTTAAATAATATATGACCGAAGCCAATACCTGCTAAAAAGTAAACAAGATTGTTTACCCATTTTGGATAGTTTTTCATATCAAAAAATATTAAAAATTGCTTGAATAGTAGCTACTATAATACATATGATTACAAAGCTTAAGAAAATAGCAGTACCAATACCACCCATTTCTTCTCTACGATCTTCTCTGTTTAGTTTCATAGTTTCATGTTTAAATAAAAAATGGTCTTATTGTCATTACACCAACTGCAAAACCTAAACTAAATGCAAATGCAATCAAAGCTCTTTGTTTAAAACTCTTTACTTCAATTGTATAGTGGTTCATTGGTAGGCAAAGAAATGGGTTAATAGCCACCATCATTACCATACCAAACCAATTTTCATCCATTAGAAATCTTAATCCTGCTATTGAGTTGGCTTCTAAAACTATTGCTGATACAAACACAATCAATAGCTTCCACCATTCTACTGCTGTTTTCATTGTTTACATTTTAATTTAACTTATGTGGTAATTTTTACCCCTTATCCTTTATAATGTTGTCTTAATCCATCTTTTTGTGAAAAAATCACAATTTATGCTGGTTTTAACCTACATAATCGGATCTTAACCGGTTAAATATGTCAAAAATTACATTTTAATCTCATTTTCAACAATTTTAAATACCTCATAAGCTTCTTCTTCGGCCCATGTAATAATTTCTTCTTCTTTATCTACATCAAATTTATGTAATGCAAATGATTGATGCATTAACTCATGCATTATTAATCCAAAAGTACTAACTGAATCTGTACATCTTGAAAGATTAATAAATACAAATCTTGGATCATCATCAGTATACTCACCAGATTCTTTGGGTATAAAATTACTCCAACCTGCTATATAAGCGCTTTCTGTAGTATTTTCATGATTGTTACAATCTTGGATATTAAGACCATGCATTTCTGTCACATTAAAATACGTGAACACATCACAAGGATAGTAACTCAATAGAAGCACGTAGCTTCCTCTAATTATTGTAATCATTCTTTCTTGTTTCTTTGTAATCAACTATAAATCCAACTGCCACAATAATATTCATACCCATTGACATCATCACCTCATGAATATCAGCATAAACTGAAGTCATGAGATGAATATGTCCAATAGACCAAAAAGGTATAGCCAAGTTTTGGCTAATCCATATCAGTGTATATTTTATAAAATGTTTCATTTGGTATTATACAAATGGTTTAAGTAACCAACTTTTGGTCCAGTTACAGTCTTAGACCAATCCTTAACTTTTACAAATTTAAAAGAATCTTTTACTTTTACAACTGGTTCAGGATGAGTAAGATGTGAAATAATAGCAATCCATATAATAGCAATCAATACCATTATAACTCTAGTCTCCCTCTTCATTGTTGGTCTTTTTTGATTTTTCTTCTGTTTTGACCCGCACGGAGTTCTTGTTCCCAGTATTCCCTTGTTTGTGCAACCTTTGTAATCTCTCTTGGATTCTCCTGTTTAACTCTGAATACTCTAATTCTCTCTTGTTCCCTTTCATATTCTTCCCAGTTATAAATTTCTAGTTCTTTCATTTTTATCATGTCACTAATAGTCAATTCACCTGGAACTTGACCATCATTTGCATGCATAACTTGCATGTAGATCTCTTTCATTCTGCCCATAATTTCATAGATTTTTCAAGTAAATGTGCAACTGTAGTTCTAACATCTTTGTGCCCAAATAAATCTCTAACTAAAGTTAACTTCTTAAACAGTTTATCATCAACAGTTATTTGTATTGTTTTCTGTCTTTGTGATTTAATAGCATAACTTTTACTAAAGTCAAAGGGAAATAATTGAGCATATACATATATATTTTCCTTATATGTTGGATCATCTTTAAATTGAACCGGCAATCTTCTATTGTAATTTATTTTTTCTCTTTTAAGTCCTGTCAATTTTGCAATTGCATGTTCTGATAGACCAAATTTTTGATGTAAAATACCAATTAGATAACTTCTTTGATCAACAACATTTCTTTTACGAGTTTTTTGATCTAAAGAACTAAGTTCTTTAACAACTTGTTCTTTTGTGTAATCTTCCATAAAATTTAAATTAATTCTAAATCAGCCTCTAAGACTTCTTCTCGTTCTTCTTTCATATTAAGAACTCTTTCATCTAATGGAATAAATCTGTCAGCATCATAGTATTCATATGGAAAACAGTCAGCAGACATCTGTACCTCTTTAAGAAGCACACCATATTTGTTGTCTTGCAATCCCATCTTTACTATTTTGATAATAGTATAAGTTTCACCTTGTTTAATCCACTGTTCTACAGGGACTTTAGCAGGTTTATTACTACTGTCAATGCAAATTGCCTTCATCTTGTTCCATTGTTACTTTGAGACCTTGTGATTGAAGAAACTCTAACATAGTTGATATCTGTGCCCAACATCCATGTTTTACAGTACACTGACCAGCAAGATCAGCAACCAATGCACATTGTTCTGCTTGTTGAGGTTCATGTCCACAATATTTAATTAAACATGCCATGACATAAGCAAAACTATGTTCATCATCATTGTATAATATGAGTCTGTGATCTTCTGGTAGTTCCATAATTATAATGTTAAACCGTAATCTTTCCAGAGTATTTTAGTTTGATCAAATCCCTCCAATGCTTCTTTAACCCACTTCTCATCAATTGTATCCATATAACATAGAATATGTACAATTGCTTTATCATCTGGATTAAGACGGAGTAACCTACCAATCCTTTGACTAGCTTTTCTCTCATTACCATACGCATGCATAATGATACCTTGTCTAAGATTAGGTATGTTAACACCCTCATTCAATTGAAGAACAGTAGATAATTTAGTTATCTCTCCTGATTTAAACATCAATAAATTCTCTTCTGAATCTTTATTACCACTGTGATAACTATATTGAGATAGTCTATCAGCTTGTGCTTGAGTATTAGCAAATACAATACATTTAGTATTAATGCTTTCCATTAACTTCTTAGTATATTTCTCTTTGCTTGGATACTCCATCATTGCTTTCATTCTCATAACTCTGAGCATGTGCATGTTACCAGAACCTACATCAATTCTTCTAGACCAGTAAATATAGTTATCATACTCTGAAGTAACAAAAGATTTGTTTTTCATCACTGCTTGATAACCTTTACACTTATTCAATTGAATCTCATGTACAATGATCTGATAATCATTGAGTATTCCATTCTCAATAGCATCATCTGCTTTGAATGTATACACTACAGGACAGAATTCTTGTACTAATTTACCTTTCTCTGAATAATGTCTTTTGGGTGGTGTACCAGTTAAACCCAGTACCTTTCCTTTATACAATTGCAAAAATCCTCTATGACTATCTAGTATTGAATGACATTCATCCAAACAAACCATATCATAATCATTAGGATTGTGCTTATTTAAGCTGAGATAAGTAGTAAATACAATTCTACCTAATAAATGATGCATATTAAACTTCTCTGCATCATCTTTCCATGACTGGAATATTGATTTCTTTGGTGCTACAACTAACACTTTCATTAACGGAGTTGTGTTTCTGTCAATGTAATTAAGACCAACAAGAGTTTTACCAACTCCTGTGCCTAATACAACAGAACATCTCTGTTTACCATCAGTTGCAGACAGTGCTTCTAATTGGATGTCTTGTCTATCCATAATTTTATTTTAAATAACCTAATGTTCTTGATTCTGCAGGGTGTGCATGCACCCAATCATGACAGTTTCTACACACAGACAACCAAGTTGACTGTACTAAATAGAATGCATCTCTGTTAGAGCCGGCATAAGTATGGTGCACATCAGTACTACCATTCATACAACCGGCTACAGAGACCTGACATATTGGATTTTGTGTAAGGAACCTTTCTCTTAACTTAAGATACTCAGTGTCTTTCTTTTTCTTTTTAGAAGAAACCTGAGGGATTTTATAATCGTTTGGTTTCTGTGAACTGTCACTATTAATGGCTTTTTGGCAACTCCAACAATATTTACAGTATTTAAACCCCTCATGGTTCTTCCATATTTGTGATGGTTTGCCACAACCATCACATTCTTTAAGTTTTATCTGCATTTCTCAAATTTGGTAAACTTACAGGTGCCTCCTTTAAACTTAAAAAGTTTTTAGGTAATACACCTTCGGCTATAAATATACGAATAATATCATCTTTTGAGATGTTTAAATCTTTAAAAGTTAAAGTATTCTTGAACTTTTCATCTACATCATTGAATTCTACTAACTCTTTAGTAATCTTTGACTTAGGGAAAAATGTTCTGAATAAATTATTAGTATATGCTATTGTAAGTTGCTGTTTAAATGAGTTTAAAACAGTTTGAGCACGCTTGTAAACATTAACTATTCTTTGTTTCTTCTTACTACACATAGTAGCAAGTTCTTTCTCTGTAAGAGCATCTAAACCATAGAGTGCTCTTTTATAAAGATAGTTTTGATAGAGTGAGTATCTATCTTGTTCATATGACATCACAGTTTGTGATCTCAACTGATATTGTTTAATATCTTGTTTCAACTTTTCCATAATCATACAATAAAAATTAATAAACAAAAAGGGGAGCTGTTAACTCCCCTTGTTTTTATTCCAATAAAATATATTATCCTCCAATAGAGAAATCATCTGCAACTCCTGGACGGATTGCTTTAGATTTAGTTTGAGTGTTAAATGCAGCACGTAACTGATCAACATTATCATGTTTGATAAATGCATCTGCAGAAGTCTGGTCAAAACTCATCTTTGTTCTACGGTAAATAGGTAATCCACCTAATGTACATACAATGCCAGTCTCTCCGGCAACTTTAAGATCTCTTTCTGGTTCTTTTTCATTAAATGGTTCAAGAGATTCTTCAATCACAATTTTACCATCTAATTGTTGACCAGCAAAGAATTGAGATGCTTCTAATTCATCAATTGTACCTGGTATTAATGCTGTAACAGGTTTTCTACGTAAGAAACCATTGTCATCAATCATAGTTCGTACTTGTTGTACACGGATAAATCCATAATTAGGATTTGTTTTTGATACATTTACAACTGTTTTTGTTGTTTCATCAGCTAATACAATTACTTTTGAATTCATAACTTCAATTTTAAAAAATAAATAAATAGATAATTGAGTAGATACTATACCATGGTTACTCAAGCCATAGTAAGTTAAGTAGTTTAAAACTACATATTCATTTCGTCCGATAAGTCAATGATGTCATCAAAAGGGATGTCATCAGAAATGATGTCATTTATGTCTTCATCATCTACAGCCAAGAACTCAAAATCATAATACTTTTCTTTAGTATTACTATCTACGGCTGAACCACTAAAAGGATTTTTGATGTATTCCCCATAATCTAGGGACATAAGATACTGTATATCCTCGTCTGTAAGATCAAGAAATTCCTCTGTGGAGAGATGAACTACTTTCCCATTTGGGAGCTGATATAACATTATCTACATAAATATGCAGATAAATATATAGTATTTATAGTGAATACAATAACACTATTTAATAATAATCAGGAATATATAGCTAACAAGAATAAAGGGGGCCGAAACCCCCTAATATTCTTTGGTTAGGAAAAGCATACCTCAGATATACTACGTTAAATTTCCTTAATTACTTCTAGTTGATGAGCCTGTACATAACTGGTTTCTTCATATGCTCTATCATTATCAAGATGCCAATTAGAGTATCTAATTGAATAATTAGAATGCTCATGCCAACCTCTAAATTCTTTGACTCTAGCAATAACTCTATCTTGGTCATCTACTAAATCAGTCTTCATAAGAGCAGACTTGTTTGCATTATAGTCTAGATCTTGAACAGATATCTTACAAAGAGTTCCATTAGGTATTACTTCAGGTAGTTTATTACCAAGCAATAGTTTAAAAAACCATGTAGTTGCTTGACTATTCTGACATAACATGGGAGTCAATAACTTTACAAACTCTTTAGCATTATGATGTTCCATTATACCATCTAAAGCTACAGCAACATCAGATTCTTCATATGTTACTTGTACTTTCATGTGTTTAATCTTTTATAATCCCTAATTTTTTGCAATAAACCCTCATTAAAGTTGGTAAACCATCTTGTATTCCCAAAACTGTAACCAATATTTGGTAATTCATCAGTTTCAGGAGCACATGTATGTTTAATTCCAGGTTTAACTAAATCACCATCCCGGCCAATTAGTTCTAGGTTAAAATCAAAACCTAGTACAGTATCAATCATTTT